GGGATCACCAAGGTAAATACAAACCGTGCTGGCCATCAAACTATTGCACTTAAAAATGGGGCACTTGGTTTGTTCTTTGGTGATGAATTAGCACAGCGCTTATTGGCCAAGCAAAACCGTAAGGAGCAGGCGCATGGCTGAAGTTAAAAGTTTAACCCGTGAAGAAGAAAAAATACTGTTTAGCACCTTACGTAAATTCAAAGATGTAGAAGCCGAGCGTGACCTTAACTGGATGCTGCTGATGCGCTATACCGCAAGGCGTGTGCAAACGGTGCACTTGTTAGATGAAGCGGATGCATTAGAAGCGCTGGATAAAGGCTACTTGCATCTGGCCTCGGAAAAACAAAAGGGCGGCAAGAAAGATAGCGTGCGTGGACTGGATAAAAAACAAGAGATTTATTTAGTTGATGCAGCACGAAAAGCCCTAGAAGCGCTATTAAAAATACGCCGCAAAATGATAGCAGCTAGCCCCGAGAGTAGTTATGACGAGCAGGCGTTAATTTTGTCTCGCCGCAGGCAGCGCATGAGTATTCGAGCGTATCAGCAGAGAATGACGCATTGGTGCAACACTGCAGGCATTGTAAAAGCCTCACCTCACTGGTTACGCCACACATGGGCAGTACGCAGACTACAAAATTCCACAACCGGTGAAGGGTTAAGGCAGGTTCAAGCTGTTTTAGGCCATGAACACATCACTACGACTCAGGTTTATACACAGCCTAGCCGCGACGACCTACGAAAAACAATGCAGGAGGCTGCGCTATGAGTGCTATTCGTCAAACCTTTAAACCATTGCGTGAAGAAATAAAGCGCCAGCATGAGCGCTTATTGGCCGATGCTGCGCGCCGTAAAAAAGAAGATCGTGAATCTGGTTTTGGGCAGCATCGAGAAGGAACTATTCACAATGTCTGAAACGTCTCCAGTTACCCGCGAAAACCTGCAGATGCTTGAAAGCGAATTGGTCATGCTCGAGCACGATATTGCTCGGCTTGTAAAAAAAGCAAAGGGCAGCGAAGTGCAGCCCCCTTTTGATGAGCAAATCAATAGCTTTATGCAAGACAACCCGTTGTTAATTGAGCGCCTAGCCGAGCTGGTAGTCATTAAAGCGATAGTCAATATATTTCGCCGTTTACAGCCCCAATAGATTAATAACGAGGTTTACACATGCTGACGTTAGATCAGTTACGAGCACGCATCCCATTAACCGACGCTGCCATGCGTATGGGCATGAAAATGAGCAGTGATAATGGGGTGCTGCAAACCTTAAGCAGACCTCAAAGTGAGGCGCCAGAGGTCATTATCAATGTTGAACACCAGGTATGGCGCAATGCGCATAACCAAGGTGGCGGTAATATTATCGATTTGGCCATGTGGTATTTCGATATCGATTACCCTGCCGCGAATAAAAAACTGCATGAACTCTATTTTCTGCACTTCCTGCCTACCATCGATGATGCAGACGATGAACAGCAAGACCTGCAAAAGCTAGCGTACATTGCAAGTAAGAGTTCAGAGAATCAAGAAGGCTGCCGTGTTTACTTAAAAAATGAACGGGGCATTCCCGATCACGTCATTAGTGCAGGCATCACCAATAAAACACTGGGTTGGACTAATTACACCAGCCCCAAATTAAAACAAGGCGAGCAACATTGGGGCGGTGAAGCCGTGAGCTTCCTTACCTATCAACCGAACACAAAAATGCTCGCTGCAGTCGATTATCGTTATTACGTACCAGAATTAAACGGCGGCATGAAAACCAAATCCCTAGGCCAAAAGAATGGCGTGTTTTGGATGCTGGACCCAAGAGCACTGCGCACGGCGAAAACAGTATATGTAGTCGAAGGGCCGCTAGATGCACTCAGTATTGAAGCTGCATTTTGGAATGACAAAACCACATGCGCCATTGCGCTGCGTGGTACCCAAGTTCAAGTTAACTGGCAGCTGTTTATTGGTAAAACTGTTATTTGTTGTTACGACCACGACGAACCCAAGCCAGACAAACGTAATCCAAATGGGGCGTTTCGTTGCTATTCCGCTGAAGCGGAATGGCGAATTCACGAAGGTTGTTTAGCCGCTGGCGTTCCCTGTTTTTTTGTCGACCGTTCAAAATGGGAATATGGCCAAGATGCCAACGACGTGTGGAAAAACATTAAGAGCAAGAGCCCGTTTCGTGAATTAGAGCCATGGCTTATACCAGGGTTAGCAGGAAAAGATAACGACGACAGCATAAGTGCGAAACCACGAGTATGGTTACCCCATCACGATTACCAGCAGTACTGGAAGTATCGGGTAAAAGCCGACTTCACCAGTTCAATTAAAATTAGCACCGACAACGAAGGTGACGAAAAAATTGAAAACATCGATGTGGCAGGGTTTCGGGTAGCCGGCCTTAGCCGCGTTGAAATTGCCAGCGCCAGTGCCACCATGAGTGGGGAGGAAGATAACAGCCCTCGAATTCAATTTGTGGCCATATACCAAACCACAAGGCACGGCGAAAAATTGCAGCGCCGAGTGATGGACGACGAGCAGCTGCATAACCTCGATCACTGGCGCAAAAGCGGACCAATTTATAACCCCCGCGCATTTTCTCGAATGCTAAACATATTTGAACGCACCATTGGCATTGGCAGTGTAGAAGCGGCGAACTTTGTAGGTCTTTGCTACTTAGGTGGCAAGCCCAGGGTAAACGAGGGAAAAGATTGTTTTTTCACTGAGCCGGCACAGCAATGTCCCTACCATAACTTTGCATTTCCCCGCGGTATGCGTGGTCATGCTAGTCAAGTGGTTGCCGCCTACCAAGAAACCTTCAAAGACAATGCTGCAGCCAGAGCACTAGTGTGGATATTAGGGGCTCAGTTGAAATTATTCTTAGGCTTTTGGCCGCATTTAATCGTGCAGGCAGGCAAGGCCAGTGGCAAATCAACGTTAATAAAACGCCTTGAGCGCACAACCGGCATGAAAATGTTTTCAGGCCAAAGCATGGGCACCGAATACCGCTTAATGACCTCGGTATCCGGTACTAGCCATCCTATTGGCTGGGAAGAACTGAGTGCCCGTAAGTCTGAAATTATCGCCCGTGCCGTGTCGTTACTCCAAGAAAGTTATAACTACACTGAAACCAGCCGTGGCAGTGCACAAACCCCATTCCTTATTTCAGCGCCTGTGCTACTGGCTGGGGAAGATGTGCCGGTAGAAAGTTTAACCGGTAAAACGGTTCGTACCGATTTATCAAACCGCAAAGGCCCCATGCTAGACGAGAGCCTACTTAAGTTTCCCATGTATGAATGGATTGAATGGCTGGCGAAGCTTGGCAAAAAGCCCGTGCTTGATAGCTACAAGATAGCGCTAGCTAAATGTCAGCACTTCAACCGTGCCAGGGAAGACGACCGAGGCGCAGAGCGTATGGTGAATAACTACGCAGCCTTAATGACCGCATGGCGTTTAGTCTGCTCATTTGCAGGCATAGAAGAAGAAACTGATGCCTTCGAACGTGACCTTATTGCTGAAATGAATAGCCATATTTCAGACACCAATAACGATCGCGAACCATGGATTTGGATTGTTGAAATCATCATGGATGAAATTGCAGCTGGCCGATACGTGTACCCCTATGTATTTGAATGTGAACCCATGGCGCCCAGCGAACCTCGGTACCTATGTGTGCGGGTAAAACACATGATGTCGCACTTATCTACAAGCGTGGCCCTACGTGAAAAGTACAACAACATGCCAGTGAAAACCGCCCGTGTTTTAAAACATCAAATCGAGCAAGCAGGCGTGATGAATAACGATGGCGTGGTACGCAGCATAAACGGCACGCGACTAGGTCACATGCAGCGGTTAGATGTGAAAAAAATGGAGCAGTACGGCATTAGCGTAACTGCACCAGAAAATCTTAGACCTCCAAAGGAGCAACTTCTGTGAACGCAGCCTATTTCAACAAAACGTACCCCGAAGGTACCCAATTCAAATATTACCCAGTGAAAGGTAACTACGATTTCGAGATTGTACGAACCACTTCTCCCGCATGGAGCACCCCAAGTAATCGCCATGCATTAGTAAAAGTGACCGGCCGCCGTGGGGGTGTCTGCGTGTCCCATTTAAAAGTGAACTAACAACATAACGAGGTAACAACCATGATGGCTTTTTTACCAAACTTCGGGAGCATGCCCGTAAGCGAGAACCAGAACGTGAGCGTTATTTTAAATAACGAGCGTTTTTATGAAGGCCCCGCGAAAGACTTTAATTGGGATGATACCAGTCCCGATGGCGTTGAAGGCTGGCGGGAAATGCAACCAGGTGAACAGCTACATAGTGAGCACCGTTTACCACACCGCCAACGTCGGGTACTTAGTAAGGCAGCACAATGAACTTAATTAATGCACTACTGGCCATTTTAGGCCTTATCACAGTGGCGTCGGTTTATTTTAAAAGTGACGCACTACAAGCGTGTTTAATTCTTATTATTTTCATCATGGTTATTGTTGAACGTCGTTCTCGGCATGAGGCAACCAGTAAATTATGGAGGCGTTTAAATGGCAACCAAAGGACTAAATAACGTTCAAATAATCGGTAATTTGGGCAATGAACCCGAGCTAGCTTATACGCCTAACAACGTAGCCAAGTGCGTGGTTAATCTGGCAACCAGTGAAATTTATAAAGACCGAAACGGAAACCCAGTGGAAGACACCGAATGGCACCGGGTAATCATTTGGGGTAAGCGAGCAGAGCTTGTTCACCAGTTCAGAGCGAAGGGTGATCAGCTTTATGTTAAAGGTAAAAAGAAAACGCGCACATACCAGGACAGCAACGGCAACGACAAAAGCATTTGCGAAATTATTGTAGACCAGAGCGGCGATGTGCAGCTGCTCGGCAGAAAAGAAGCGCAAAGCGTATAACAACATGCCCGTGACCAGACGGGCTTATTCAACCAAGTAAGGAACTAATGATGCAAACTGAAACGGGTACAGCCGAAATCGTTGTATGCACAGGCCTTATTGGCGTGTGCGTTCTAGGCGTCACAGCAAACGCGCCAGACACAATCACCGGCGACATCGAGAACTGGGGCACCGACGACTGGCACGACCGCTTACCAAAGCATGTTAAGCCAGAAGAAGGTGTTTACACCATTAAAGCCGAAGTGACTTACCTAGAAGATATCGACGAATGTAAATACAACATTCTAGATACTACGTGGAAAGGCAAAGCTAACTAACCCCGTGGACCAGACGGGATAACAACCAAGGAACTAGCAATGATTGAAGAAAATCCATTTTTACAAGTAGGTTCGCTGCGCAACCGAAAGAGCAACAAGCTTCCCAAGTGCTCGAAAGAACGCAAAAAAGTAACTCGTGAACAGCGCCACCGCATTGAAGACTTTGAGATGGCAAAAAGCATGGGCTTGAATATTTCAGATTTGTACTAGAACAAGAATATATAGGAACAAGTAATGTTAAATACCATTTATTTAGATACTGAAACAACTGGGTTGGACCATAACGCTGAAATAATCCAATTAGGTATTATTGATGAAGAAGGTCGTGTGATTTTCGATAGTCTAGTCAAATGTGAGGGCGATATTCCACCAGAGGCCAGCGGTGTGCATGGGATTAAAAAAATAGACCTTGTTGATGCTCCGACTTGGCCTGAAATACACGGCAAAGTTGCAGAAATTCTTCAAAAAGCAAGCCGTATTAAAATTTACAATGCTAGTTATGACCTGCGCATGCTAAAACAAACTGCAGATAGATATTGTTTAGATTTGCCTCGTTTAGGCCTTAAAACGTTCTGCGTCATGAAGGCTTATGGCAACATGCATTTTGATGGGGAATGGATAAAGCTAACTGATGCATGTTCTTACGAAAACCTTGATGTTTTTCATATACAAGCACATAACGCTATCGGCGACTGTGAAATGACTCGGATGCTTGACCGCGAGATTTTAAAAGAAGATAGCCGCCGTAAAAAAAGAGCCGACTACAGAGAGTCACTAAAGAATAAGCGAATGGCTCTTGTTCCTTTTAATCTTTCAGATTTTCCAGATTATGGGCAGGCTTATCGTCCAACTGGTTATAAAACCATGTCACAACTAAATAAAAGAGATCTAAAGCTTTTTGAGTTCGCTGGGCGATGCTGCGACACATACGGTAACAGAGGCTATTTGTTTAAGCCGAAAGACAATGGGAATGTTAGTTAATGAAAGCTTATCTACTAATGGCCGTATGCGCCATTTTAAGCAGCGCTTGTGCTGGCGGCCTGCTGGTTGGAATGATGGTATCTGCGCGCTTGTTTGGCTTTAGCTGTGCGCACGAACCACAGTGGTTTAAAAACACAATGCAGCATTTATCAACGGGTTTATTTTACTCTGCATTGCTTGGCGTTCTATCGCTCATATTAATTACATTAAGGAACTAACAATGACCGAACCAACAATTAAATTTAAGACCGTCATCGAGTTTCACGGCATGCTACTTACCGTGATCACGTTTGAGAATAAAGATTATGTGCAACTTAAACCCATCGTGGATATGTTGGGAACTAAGTGGGATTCCGTACGAAGAAACGTGTTTTTGGGCGATAACGCTGAAATTTACGGTACACAGTTGCTATTTAAGCCCGAATTTGACGTTGTAGAACCTCTTAAGAGGTCCAAAAAATCGGTTCATATTCTACTGGAAGCAACTGAAACGTTTCTGATGAAAACAGATACCAACCGGATTCGCGCCAATGGCAACGAGAAAGCCGCTGATTATTTACTGGCCCTGCAGAAAGAATGGCGTAAGGCGTTGCACGACTACGAAACAAAAGGTATTGCTTTCAAGGCAAGTAAAGGTAGTGACTTAGTAAAGTTGGACAAAATAAAAGACCCTCACATTCGTGCCGAATATGCCAGAGACATCAACAAACGGTACGGAATGAATATTCCTATAGGCCGCCAAACAGGGATGGATGTGTAAATGACAACTAGCATACAACTAACAATTGCTGGTTGGCTTACATTGCTAGCCGACCTCATCTATGGCTTACCCACAGAATTTGGGGCGATAGCCATTCACTGCTTCATAGGCGCTATGATTCTTGTTGAAATTGAAAGGAGAACCAAAGTTTGACACCCGAATGAAAGTGAGGTTGAGTGTCATTTTTTGGAGGGTTAAAAAAATGACACCATGGTACATAAAAGCTAAAGATTTATATGGGGATCAGTTACTTTACCTTTCTAAACTAGCAGATAGTGCTTTGTATGCCGAGAGAGATGAAGATTGCTTTGGTTTTTTATGGAATACGCTGAGCTTTTATAAAGAAGACGATTTCTTGGCTTATGATTCAGCGGAAGTTGATTTTGAAATGGCGGTAAAACTTACCAAAGAGTTATCCGAACTTCCTGATGAAGATAAAAGATTGATTATTCAATTGAACGTGAATATTGAGAAGCAATAGTAGAACTTGACAATAAATTACTTCGGGGCTAGTCTGCTTCGTGAGGCTTCAAAACCTTTTACGTAGCGGATACCGCACCCGATAGACTCGCGGTTTTTTTGTGTCTGTAATTAGGCATCTGTAACTCCCATCAATTCAATGACGGGAGGGGCTGGTTATATAAAACCCTTAGGGGAAAAGCCAACCGCAGCGCTACGTAGCTGTTTTGAACCTCCCGTCGCCCTATTTGGGTACATTCAAAAAAATAGCGTAGGTAAAAACATGAACAAATCTATACAGCAGTCTCTGCAATCAATTAGCAACCCATATAGCTTTTCTGGCCATGAAGTTCGTACTGCAACGGACGAAAATGGAGAACCTTGGTTTTGTGCAAAAGACGTTTATGAGGCGCTAGGAATCCAGTGGAAAAATAGGTCTGGTAGCCTGACAAGAACACCAGAAAAGTGGATTAGCACCTGTTATCTTCAGGGGCTAAGTGGCAATGGAGAAGTTATTTTCATCAAGGAGCCTGCTGTTTTTCAGGCCACCTTTCGGTCGAATAAACCTGACGCCATAAAATTTACAGAATGGGTGTGCGAAGAAGTACTCCCTTCTATTCGTAAGCAAGGTTACTTCGGTACATTGCCAGCCAAAGACCTTATTGCGCTGCGCAACCAAAAAATCAAACTCATTCAGGAATTAGTGAGTTGCCGTGACCGGTTTGCAAAAAGCGCCTATATCACCACGCTTCGTAACATATGTAACCAGTTAGGCGAACCTATGCCAAACACTGACTTATTAGGCCAGCAGCTTGAATTGGAGGTTTAGCATGAGAAGTCAAAGCCGATATCAAACCGCCTACGAGATAAGTGAATACCTGAAAGGGCTACAAAGTTTGTTCGAAAATATGGACGATGGCCCAGTAGAGCATTTACAGGCATTTCAGATGGTGCAGCTGCTTAAACCAGCCACCGAGAAAATAGAAATACTGGTAAAAGCCGAACGCTAAACAAACGAAAGTCCACAAATTAATGTGGGCTTTTTTATTGCGCTTTTTGTTTTGAGTGTATTACTCTGATTTTTTAAAATATGAGTAAAAATTATGGAAGATGAATATCAAAACAAATACGACAACCAATCAATGGTGCCAGATGGACTAAAGTTTGTAGCTTTTTTAATGCTATTTATTTGCTCAGTTTTTGCCTTTGTATTTCTCCCTGAATATGAACGCGGACAAGAGAGAGAACTTATTCACTATATTTTTTCGTTGTCCTACATGCTTACTGGTTTGTTCCTTTCCTCAATAATATTTGGCATAGCATTTATTTGTGAGTGCTTAGATAAAAGTGCTAGAAAAGAGTCTAACGAAACTAATTGATTAACCGTTCGCACTGCTCAATCAGGCAGTGCAAAGCAGCTGTGTGGTCGGTACCGGTTTCTTCCATACTAATAAGTATTGTTTTAATAGAGGCGAGTAGGCTTGATAGAATAAATGTGTCGTGCTGCATGTTTAATTCCTTTTACTGCAATGGCGCGTATTTATACTATCAGTCTGTAGTTGTACGATCTGTTAATTCAAATCCACATTACTAATCGGTTTGTAATAACCAAGTCAATTTTTATTCTTTTTGGCAAAAAATTAAAGACAGTGTGTACTTAGAAAATCTATCTAACGTATTAAATCTAACATGATGTTGCCTACATACCCCGCACCACATTTGAATAGTTTTAAGCTTTAACCCCTCAATAGCCGAAGGCTTATTGTTCTCTATAGCAACCACTGTTTCCCTGCTCATTCCCAGCGCATCTGCTATTTGTTGTTGTGTTAATCCAGCCTCCCTGCGTAGAACTCGCAATTGCATACCATCAAAAGATGGTGGCAGGCGTTTCATCAGTACCTCTACGTTTTAGCTAAGTCCGAACACCTAAAGCGAGGCGTTCGAGCATTTTGGGGGTATTTTTCACATTTTACTGGGGGGCGCAACCATTGGACATTGGACATTTTAACTAAAACCAGCGTTTAATCACCCTAAGCTTATAATATATATAACTAATTTTTTATTGCGCTTTTTATTGCTGTCAGTTTTTATGCTTAAACTGTCAGTTTTCGTTCCATTCCTGTCAGTTTTCACATTTCTGCCGCGTTTCAACTTCACCTTATTATTTTATTTTTTCTTTAAATAATAATTAGATAGATAGATATAGAGAAAAGTCCAAATGTCCGTTTTCAAATAAGGTACTGGTCGGAACTGTCCGAAAAAAATTGGGGTGATCGGTTTTTTCGGACAGTTTTGGACAGTGCTTTGCCCTTGTTCTGCGTGGCTTGTAGCGATAAAAAGGGGGAAATGTCCGGTTGTCCGTAAGAATATGCCCCTGGGAACCTTTTAAAATGAAAAGTTTGGTTAAAGAGTGGTTGCAGTTTAAACAGCTGAACGAAGGGCGATCACCTGAAACAATAAAGAAGTACGCTTATTACCTTGTTCTTTACCACACCTACTGTGAAGAACATTTGGTTAATCCATTTGAAATTAAACCGGGTAATTTAGAGCAGTTTACTGGCCTTTACTTACATCAAAAGAAACTGGTGCCACAAAGCCGTCGTACTGCTGTTGCCGCATTAAAAGGGTTTTATGCTTATTTGTCGGACAATGGCCATATAGCTACAGACCCTACTCTTACGTTAGCGTATCCGGCCACGGCGCAAAAAATTCCCGTCGCCATGGGTTTGAAGTATTTTGAAAAGCTGCTCCAAAGCTGCGACCTTGAAACTTTCACTGGGGTTCGAGACGCGGCTATCATCGCATTAATGGGGGGCTGCGGCTTCAGGTTGGCTGGTGTCGTCAATATGAACGTATCTCATATTGTGAGTTATGAGCATGATGATTCGGAGCGCTTAGCCGTTAGAGTAGTAGAGAAGGGTAGTAAAGAACGACAGGTGCCATTGCCGCTCGAGGCGCAATTATTCTTACGCGTTTATATCGGACACCCAGAATTACGCCATATCAACCGTACGCTACCCAATGGTGACCAGGTTTTATTCGTTAGCACTCAGAATCGTCTATGCCCGCCCTGGGATTATTATGGCGAGAATCGCCGCATTTCAAGGCGTACTATTCAGAAAATGATTAAGAGAAGGGGCTTATCAGCCGGCGTTCCTGCAAATCAGAGTCATCCCCATGCGCTTCGCCATCTAACTGGCACTGAGTATGCGGAAGAAGACTTAGATATCATTACTAGGCAAACGCTACTAGGCCATAGCGACCCTAAAACCACTGAGATATACACACAGTTAGCGTTACGCAAACTGACTAAGCAAGTAGACAAAGGTAACCCCCTCAGCAAAATAGCCACTGCAGTAACCCCCCTTATTAACGCCCTTAACAAATAACCTACCGCTATGGGCTCTGCCCATAGCAATAACACCATCTCTCATTTCAGAGACTGTCTTTCCCTATATATCAGACCGCATTCAACTTAAGTTCAACCCAGAGAAACGTCCATTTGGTTTGTTATTGGTGCGTGGAAAAGACATTATAGGAACCTACAATTAACTGATAAGCAATGTATGAGGGTGTGCGCAGCAACCCTTGAAACTCACTCTAATAACGGACAATAGCATTTAGGTGCACGGAAATAGTTACTGCGCTTAATATACAAAATACGCAATACACAAATAGGCAGACACGATAAACCAGTACCTGCAGCGATACTCATTTAACAAAAAGCGCAATAAAAAATAGAAATACAGTTTAAAACCTTTCAACTGTACGAATAATCTGCAAGACAACCCTTTAATTGATTACTATTAGAGGGGGTGGGGGCTCGGCAAGCATAAAGGCCTTTTTGATACGGGTAGGGTGGGTACCAGCATATCTGCACTACTTTTAAATTCTGTTATAGGGCAAAAACCAATGAGTGAAAACTTAACAGAAATCCAAGCGTTAAAGATGGATGAACTGGACAAACTAAATTTGCCTAAATTTTGGCGAGAAATTGCAAATATCGCGGGCCCCGAAATGTTCGTGAAAATTTGGCATGTTGCCAGCAGTCCAGAAAACCAGTGGAAGCAAGATAAAATATATGTACCTTCCATAAAGAAATACCAGGAATACCAGTGCGTACAAATAATAAAACGCTTCATAGAACAAAAAATGTCGTGCTGTGACATATCCAAAGAACTAGAAAAGCACGGCATATCCCGCTCAACTGATACAATCAGACGAATTGCGAAAAAGTACGACCTAGGGGACGTTCCCCTGCGATAGTGATTTAGGAACTAACAAAATGACCACTTGTGTAATTTATGCGCGTGTTTCCACAGCGAAACAGGCGGAAAAAGAACTGCCCGTACAAAGCCAAATAGAGAAATGCAGAATTCACGCTGAAAGCTTAGGTGCTGAGGTAAAAAAAATATTTACCGACGAAGGTATTTCTGGCGCCTCTGATAATCGCCCCGCGTTCCAACAGGCTATTTCTTACTGCGAAAATTTCGACGTTGACTACTTTATTTGCTGGAGTACTTCCCGTTTTGCCCGAAATGCGCTCGAAGCAAAGTTAAACAAGCGCCGTTTAGCAACAAGTAATACCAAGGTGGGTTACGTATCGCAAAACATCGACACAGGCGATTCAGGCTTTATTTACGAGGGTATGCTAGAGCTGTTCGACGAGTATTATTCCCGCCAGGTATCACAAGACACCACACGCTCGATGATAGCGAATGCTCAGAGAGGATATTTTAATGGTGGTTTTCTTACCTACGGCTATCAGCTGGAGAAGGTACTGGGCGAAAAAAATAAAAATCGTTTAATTCCTAACCCTATGGAAGCGCCAACGGTTAACAGAATTTTCGAATTAAAAATGTCGGGGTACGGCGGCCGACAAATAGCTGAATTATTAAATGCTGAGGGACGATTAAACCGCGGAAAAAAATGGAATAAAACCTCTGTGTTAGTGCTGTTACGTAACG